CATATAAGTCCGTAGAGGTTTTTCCTACAGATAAGATCCCGGAGGATAAGCAGAAAGCGATTGCCGGCATAAAGGAAGGTAAGTACGGTATTGATGTAAGTACCTACGATAAGGTTAAGGCTTTAGAGCTCCTGGGCCGTCATTTAGGTATGTTTAAGGATAAAGTTGAACTTACTAACCTTAACGATGAAAAAGGCAAACTTGACGGTATTATAGCACAGCTAAGGGGTGGTTAAGATTGAGCCAGGAGCAACTAATACTATCCGATAAGTACAAAGCTTTTATTAAGCACTCTGCACCGGTTGAGTTTTTGGAAGGTACAACAGCTGCAGGAAAGACTACCGTAGGCATATTTAAATTTATGCTGCTTGTGGCGGAGTCCAAGAAGAAATATCACATCATAGCTGCTAAGGATACCGGTACTGCAGAAAAGAATATTATCAATAAGGACCTGGGTATCGTCGATGACTTTGGGATACTTACTGAGTATAACGGTAACGGTACCAAGGACGAGAAAATACCTCATATCCTCTATCATACTAGTAATGGTGATAAGATAGTATATGTCATGGGTTATGGGGATAAAAAGAAGTGGCAGAAGGCTTTAGGTGGACAGTATGGCTGCTTGTACATAGATGAAATCAACACGGCAGATATTGACTTTGTCAGAGAGGCTGCCATGCGTTGCGATTACATGATGGCAACGTTAAATCCAGATGATCCGAGCTTGCCAGTCTATAAAGAATATATAAACTGTAGCCGGCCATTACCGGAGTACAAAGCAGATGCTCCGGACGAAATAAATAATATGCTAACAGAAGAACCGAAACCCGGCTGGGTACATTGGTTCTTTTCTTTTGCCCATAATGCAGGGTTGCCAAAGGAAAAGATTGACCAGATTATATTGAACGTTCCTAAGGGAACTAAGCTCTGGAAGAATAAAATACAGGGCTTACGGGGTAGGGCAACCGGTCTTGTATTCAGTAACTTTGACCGTAAGCGGCATGTTAGATCTAAAGAGTGGGCCAAGCAGTTTATTCAGAAGAATAAGAACCAGGAAGAGTACTTTACAATCTTTACTTCTGGCCTGGATACTTCCTATTCTCAGGAAAGCCCAGATACCATAGCAATGTCATTCGCAGGTATTACGAACAAAGGTCGGTATGTGCTGCTGGATGAGAAAGTGTATAACAATGCCAACTTAGAAATACCGATTGCTCCATCGGATACGGTAGTTAATTACATAGCATTCCTGGAACGTAACCGAAAAGAATGGGGATTCGCTAAGAATGTATTCATAGATAGCGCAGATCAGGCAACTATAACAGAGTTTGCGAAGTATAAACGAGCACATCCAGAATGCCTCTATATCTTTAATAACGCCTACAAAAAGGTTGAGATTATAGACCGTATAATTTTACAGCTTGGTTGGTTAGCATACGACGATGAGGCAAGCAAAGAGCCTATGTTTTATGTAGTTGATACGTGTACGAATTACATACAGGAGTGCGAGGTTTACAGTTGGTTAGAGGGCAAGGATAACACGCCTGAGGACAAAAACGATCACATGATTAACAGTACACAGTACGGATGGATACCTTACCGTGAAAAGATTGGAGTGGTGAAGAAATGAGGTGGTTAGACAATATGGCAGATAAGATAAAAACCGGAATCAAGAGCTGGCTTCGAATAGAGCCGGCACAGCGTAATACTTTTCGGATCACTGAAACCCTGGACTATGAATCCAATGCAATTAAGAACCGGATTTGGTACAGAGGAGATTCAGAGGAACTGTCACAGCTCTATTCTCAGATACCAGGTGATAAGACAAGATTCTGGGCAGCCACTTGCACACCTGGTCTTGAAATCCGAAAGATACATACTGGGCTGCCTGGAATGATAGCCGAAGTGCTTACGTCCATTGTTGTGGCAGATATGAACGACATTGAGATAGCGGCAAGTAGGCAGGCAGAATGGGAAGAGATTGCGGAGGATAACAGCTTTTCTGAACTGATAGCTGAGGCATTGACAGAAACGCTGTATGTAGGTGATGGAGCCTTTAAGATAAGCTTTGACATTGTCCTGAGCAAATATCCGATTATAGAGTTTTACCCTGGGGATAAGATAGATATCAATTATGACAGAGGCAGGGTTAAGGAAATTATCTTTAAGACTATATACCAACATGACAAGAAAGAATACCTGCTCTTAGAGACTTACGGATACGGCTATATCAATTATGAGCTGCAGCGTGAAGGGAAAGCGGTTGATATTACTTCCATACCGCAGACGGCAGCGCTTAAGCCTGTAACTTGGATGGATAACTTCTGTATGGCCATACCGTTCAAGATTTTTAAGAGTTCCAAATGGAAGGGGCGTGGCAAAAGCATATTTGATGGTAAGGCAGATAACTTTGATTCCTTTGACGAAGCCTGGTCCCAGTGGATGGATGCTCTTAGAAAGAATCGAACCAAAGAATATATCCCTGTTGATATGATGCCACGTAACCCTAACACTGGCGAAGTACTAAAGCCTAATGCCTTTGACAATAGTTACATTGAGACAGAAACACCAATGGGTGAAGGTGCTAAAAAGGAAATACGACTAGTACAGGGTGATATCCCCCATGAAAGTTACTTAAGCACCTACATAACAGCCTTAGATCTCTGCCTGCAGGGGCTCATTTCTCCTTCCACACTTGGTATTGATGTTAAGAAGCTGGATAACGCAGAGGCACAAAGAGAGAAGGAAAAGGCAACGCTCTATACCAGAAATAAGATTGTAGAAGCCACGCAGAACACAGTCCCTAAGTTGATTAATACCGTAATGAAAGCTTGGGATACCTGGAATAAGAAGTCGGTTGAAGAGTTGGAGGTTGAGGTTCCTTTTGGTGAATACGCTAATCCGAGCTTTGAAAGCCAGGTTGAGACAGTGGGGAAGGGTAAGACGCAGGGAATCATGAGTATAGAGGCCTGTGTGGAAGAGCTTTACGGGGATAGTAAGGACGATAAGTGGAAAGCCGAAGAGGTAAAGCGGCTTAAGACTGAACAGGGTATTGTAGAGATGGAAGAGCCGGCACTTAACATGGAGGGAGTTGAGTTGGATGAAAGTCAAGGTAATGAACAAAATGTACCAGATGAGCCAAAAGGAGTACCAGGGGCTGCTACAAATAGCGTCTGAGCAAGTGCCTTTTGGTATATATGCAATTGAAAAGCTTGGGTATGCAGAGCTCAGGGCAGATAAGTGCGAAAGTATTACGCAGCTTAAGAACATGGCAAGGCGGTTCAAGTCACAGGGGTATAAAGTCCATTCGAATGGCAGGTGATCTTCTTGAATGAGTATGATATCGGGGAAGCATTTGAGGCTATTGAGGAACGGCTAATCAAATCAATGACTCGTAACATGGCCCGTCACCGTGTGGAAGAAATAGCAGAGGAAAAAGAGTGGTCCATGTGGCAGGCAGAACAGCTTAAGGCCTTGGAGCAGTATAAGAAAGCCAACAGGAAATCTTTTAAGAAAGAGTTTAACAAGATCAACGACTCTATTTCAGATGTTATTACCCAGGCCAGACAGCTAGGTAACATGGATCAGGAAATAGAGATCCTGGAAGCTATAAAGAATGGCTTTAAACCTACAAAGGCGCTTACAAAGAATGCAAGGACTGTTGCGGAATTCTTCCGGTTGAATGATAGAAAGCTTGATGCTCTTATTAAGGCCACAAAACAGGACCTACAGAAAGCCGAAGTGGCAATGTTAAGAATGGCGGATGACCAATACCGGAAGATTATCTTTAATGCTCAGGTATATGCCAATACTGGAGCTGCTACATATGAACAAGCTGTTGATATGGCATCTAAGGACTTCCTGAGCGCGGGCATTAACTGCATAGAGTATAAGAACGGTGCCAGGGTTAACATAGCATCTTATGTCAGAATGGCATTGCAGACTGCCAGTAAGAGGGCTTACTTTACGGGAGAAGGTGAAAAACGAAAGGAATGGGGGATTAGCACTGTTATAATGAATAAGCGTGGTGCTGCCTGCCCTAAATGCCTTCCGTTCGTCGGAAAGATATTGATAGATGATGTATGGAGCGGTGGAAAGGCTTCTGATGGTCCCTATCCATTGATGAGCAGCGCTATAGCAAAAGGCCTATACCATCCACGGTGTAAGGACAGTCATACCACCTATTTCGAAGGGATTACTACACCACCAAAAGCAATGAAGCAGAGTGACATAGACCGGTTAACTGATAAATACCGAGAAGAGCAACAGATAAAATACGCTGAAAGAATGGTACAGAGATTTACAAACCTAAAGGAAGGCAGCCTGGATCCAGCTGATATTAATAAGCATGATGCTAAGTTAAAAGAGTGGAAAATGCGTTCCAAGTTCCTTAAAGGTGAAGTTGTTAAACCTATTGCAAAAGCTGTACCAGATGGTATAATTAATAACAAAGAGTGGATGAAAGCTGAATTTCCTACTCCGAAGAAATTTACAAAGCATATTGAGAAGCACATTGGGGAGTATAATAATATCGCTGATACGGAGTACCTTACTAAAGCACAGGAGCTCCTTGCTGCCGAACTTACTTCTGATATAGAGGGCTTTGTGGATAATGAAGGCTTTATCTTTAAGTATAATAAAGTATCAAACGATTTTGCCATTGGTAGACCAGATGGTAAGATATCAACTCTTTTTAAACCGGCGGAAGGATTAGAGTATTGGAAGGGAGAAAGAATTAAGTATGAGCCAAAGAAATAAATGTGCTGTGTGTGGCAGTGAGGTTGATAGGTTCGATATCTGTGATACATGCGGTTGGCAGGATGATGGAGTGCAAAATGCAGATCCAAATTATAAAGGCGGAGCCAATAAGATGAGTCTTAATGAGGCAAGGAAAGCCTATAAAGAGAACAAAGAAATAAAGTAATACCACCAATCAGTAAAATGGTTAGGTGGTACTTTTATACCCAAAAGTCGTAGAGATACGGCTTTTTCTTATGTCCAAAATGCTTAGGACTCTAAAAGGTGCAATCGTGAGACACACGATAAACTGTTTACTTGGGAGACACCCGTAAAACTGACGAGAGAGAGACACTCTTAAAACTGAAAGGAGCACTAAACTATGAGAAAATCATTATTACCCATGAAACTACAGTTCTTTGCTGAGGATAGCGCAGGATCCGGAGCTGGCGGAGAAGGTATACCTCCTGCAGGTACAGGAGCCGGTCAGGGCAATGCTTCTAGTGGAGCACCTGCTTTTGACTATGATAAGCTTGCCGGCATTATAGCAGGGAAGCAAACTGTTACAGAAGACACGGTCTTAAAAAGCTTCTTTAAACAACAGGGATTAAGCCAAGAAGAGGCTACACAGGCTATGCAGGCATTTAAGGCTGAGAAAGCCAAGAATAACCCTGATGTATCAGCAATCCAGACACAGCTTGCTCAGGTTCAGGCTGCAGCTGAAAAGGCAGAGGTTGAAAGGCTGGCAACCATTGAAGCGGTTGGTCTTGGCATTGATGTAAAAACCCTTCCTTACGTCCTTAAAATGGCTGACTTAAGCAGCGTAAAGGGACAGGACGGTAAAGTAAATCAGGAAGCAGTAAAGAACGCATTGAATAAGGTGCTAGAAGATGTACCTCAGCTTAAACCTGTTGCCGGATCTAACCAGGGGTTCCAGATTGGCGGAAATGGTCAACAGGAACAGCAAACCAATAATGAGGACATTCGAAAGATGTTCGGATTAAAACCTAAAAACTAAGAAAGAAGGTATAAGCATTGAATAATATTGAATTAGCTACCATATACCTGCCTGTACTTGATGAAGTATATCAGGCAGAGTCTAAAACAGCCATTTTAGATGGTGATGAAACAACAGTACAGAAAGGCAATAACGGTGAGATTAAGATCGCTAAATTGTCTATGGATGCGTTAGGAGATTTTGACCGTGCATCCGGTTATACAAAAGGATCTACTTCCTTTACATGGGAAACAGTTAAATATGATAAGGAACGTTCCCAGGATCTGAGGATTGACCGCTTAGATAATGAGGAAGCATTAGCAATGCCTTTTGCACGTTTATCAAGTGAATTCCTCCGTACAAAGGTTGTGCCTGAAACGGATGCCGCTCGTATTGCTAAGATTTGCGGTGTTAGTGGTATTACAAAAAAGGCAGAGGACTTAGCAGATGCCAATGCAGTTATCGCAGCTTTGAGAGCCTGCACAAATGCAATGGATGAAGCAGAGGTACCGATGGAGTCCCGTATCTTATGGATAACTCCAACTTTATTAGGTGTAATATCCGATATGGATACCACTAAGTCTAAAGAGGTAATGGCAAGATTCTCAACGGTCATACCAACCCCTCAGTCCCGTATGTACACAGCTGTTACATTGAGTGATGGACAAACAGAGTATGGCTATAAGAAAGCTACGACTGCTAAGAATGTAAATTTCTTATGTGTTGAAAAGTCTGCTGCAGTAACAGCTATGGATCAGTTTATTAAATACTTTACACCAGATCAGGACCAGGAAGGTGACAGCCATGTTTTCAAATACAGAAACAATAACCTTTATGGCCATGTTTATGAGAATAAAACGGCTGGTATATATGTATCTCACAAAACAGTTTAAGGAGGTAATAGGATGGCAGCTACAACAATAGGATTAACTTTTCCTGAGCAGGAAGAAAAGATTGAAAAAGACGAAAATGTCACTGGTGATGGATTTGGAGAAATGGATGTAGAGCAGCTAAAAGCATATGCAGCTGAGCATAATATTGACTTAGGCCAGGCAACTTCCCAGGATGGTATCCTTAAGAAGATTAGAGCAGCACTGAAAGCGTAGGTGGTCCGATGGCTTACATACCATATGCAGATGCCGGTTATTACTCTGGTGAATATGAAGGGAAGGTAATTCCTGATGATGAACTGAATAAGGCTATTAAACAGGCCAGCAGGCACATAGATGCTCTTACTTACAATCGCATTGTAGGTAGGGGCATTTCTTCTTTAACACCCTTCCAACTAGATCTAATAAAAGAGTGCTGCTGTGAGTTGGCCGACTTTGAGTATGAAAATGCTGACTACATAGAAAGTGTCCTGAAACAGTATGGAATAAACGGTGTGAATATGTCCTTTGAAGCAAGCTGGAATCTAAAGATACAAAGCGGTGTAGCCATTAAGGCCAGCACATACCAGAAGTTAAGCCAAACAGGTTTATGCCGACCGAGCTTGGGGGTGAGGTAATGAAGTACCCTTGTCTGGTTGATAAAAGATTCTGCAAGACTTCTATCCATGTTGAGATTACACCGGAGGGATTAGATAAATACGGGGATTCTAAAGAGCCAACTATAATCGAGGCTAAGTGCAATTATCAGGATACCGCCAAGACTGTACTAACTGCGGATAAGGTACTAGTACAGTTAACTGGTATTGCTTTGTTTCCGGGGGACATTGCTCCAGATCTACCAACCTTAAGCGGAGGTACCGCAACAGTATACGGGGTACAGAGGGCGATATACCAGGGGACAAAAGCAAGAAATCCGGATGGTACAGTAAACTATAGCAAATTGGAGTTGATGTGATGAAAGTAAATTCTAAGGTCATGCTGAATAACCAAAAGATTAAACAACTTACCAAGGCCGCTGTAGTAGCATTGGAACAGACTGCAGAGGCATTACATACGGAAGTTGTCCAAGCACAGGTAATGCCAAGGGATTCAGGCATGTTACAGAATGAAAGTAGCTTCGTTGATTACTCTCAAAGCTCCAAGGGCCGAGCAACGCTTGTATCATCTACCCCATATGCCAGGAGGCTTTATTATCATCCTGAGTACGATTTCAAGACAGATGAAAATCCCAATGCAAAAGCACACTGGTATGAGGATTGGGTGGATGGAAGTCAAAAGGATTTTTGTAAGAACGCCTATAAGGAATTTTACAGAAGGGCAGGGGGTTTGTGATGCTGTACTTAGAAGATGTTAGAGACTTTATATCTGGCCTGGCAGTTGCCGAAGATGATAAT